TGCCGGCAGGGCCCTCGAACGCCGCCGCGACCGGGTCACGACCGGCCTTGAGGGCTCGCACGGCGCGGTCCATCGCGTTGCGGGCGTCCTCGTTCGAGAAGTAGGCGCCGGTCTTGTACCAGAGGTCTTGCATCTTCTGGTTCGTGGCGGGCAGCGGCGAAAGGTCGTCGCGGAACCGCGGGGCCGGCACACAATCGCAGTGATCGTGGTAGGGCTCGCGGGTGCCTTCGATGAACCGGGCCGACTCCTCGGACAGATAAATAGCTCCGCGGCCGGCGAGCATCGCGCAGAACCCGCACGGATCGGCGTCGGTGATCCGCACCCACGCGACCGCGTCCGGGTCCTCCTCGATCGCCCGCTCGAGCGTCGAACGGCCCGGCTGGGCCGCGAGCCGCTTCGCCGCCCCCGACAGCTCGGTGAACTGGCGCTCCGGAAGCGGCTTGTCGAGATCGACCGGCTCCGTCGTATCCGGCGCGGTCGTGGTGCGAGACGTGGCGGGCTCCGGGCGGTTCCGGAACGCCCACGCAACCGAGGTGTCGATCTGCTCAGTCGGGGCAGGGTCGACCGACGGCACGTCGAAGGTGTCGGGCAGCCCCGCGGAGACCCGCATCCGGCGGTAGAACTCCTCGGCGATCGCGCTCGCAGCCTGGCCGTACTGCTGAATCAGCGGGGCCGCGGCAGCCGCGAACTCACCGGCGTCGGCCGAGGTGACCGCGCGGCCAGCGAACAGCGCCACCCACAGTGCGCGGAGCTCCCCGACGAGGAGGTCCCCAAGGTCGGTCTGCCGGGTCCGCTGCTCGCGGGCGAGGGTCTCGACCTGCGAGGCCACGGTCAGCCGCCGCCGGGGATGTCATGCCGCGAGCGCAGGTCGAGCGACTGCGTGCCCGCCACGTTCCCGCCCGGCTGAACCGGCTTCTGCGCGGTCCCCGGCGCCTGGCCGGGCTGACCCGCCGGTGCCGCTCCGACGCGCTGCATGATGGCGTTCAGGGCGTCCGCGCCGGCGGCCTTCTTCCGCTCCCGCTCGGCCCGCTGACGCTGCAACGGCGTGTAGCCGAACGCCTCGCCGGCCAGGTCGGACCCGGGGGCGAGGTAGCCGGCCTCGATCTGCTTCACGACCGCGTCAGTCGTCGCCGCCGGCGTCGGAATCTCCGGCTTGCGCCAGATCGTCTCGATGAGCTGCGCCTGATCGGGGATCGAGCCCTTCTGAAAGGCCAGAGCCGCGCGCATGGCCCCCTCGAGGGCACCCTCGAACGCGCGGTGCTTGCGCTTCGCCCGCTGCACGAGCCGATCAGTCGACATGCGGATGGCGTCCGCCGAGGACGGGTTGTCGCTCGACAGCGCCACATACGTCAGCGGCAGGCCAGCCTCTTCGGCGACGCGCCGGCCATAGAACTCGAGGACGCGGGTGTGCGCGCTCGGGTCGGCGGCCGAGAACTGGCCGACCTCGGGCCGCTCACCGTCAGCGTCGGGCTCGAGCATCAGGAACCGGCCGATGTAGGTTTCCCACGCCGTTTTCGCGTTACCGTCAGCGTCAACGAAGTCCTGCATCGACGCGCCCACCATATAGCGCTGCGGAGTCGAGAAAAACTCGGCGCCGACTTCCATGCGCAACATCGCGCGGCACGCGGCGTCGGTCACGTCCCGAATCACCGGGGTGATCTCCGACTTGCCGTGGCGGTCGTGGACGCGGGCCCGATTAACGAGCGGCAAGACCGGCGTCCAACCCACCCGGTGCTGATCCCGGTTGTCGATCTGCCACGGGGCGGCGCCGTCACGGGACAGCTCGATCGTCTGATCGGGCAGGAAAAGCGTCGCGAACTGGTCGTCGCCGTCGGTGTACAACTGCAGGGCCGCGCGCACAGCCCGCTTCCGCGCATCCCACTCGTACACGAGGTTACGGGCGGATTCGACGGTGACGAGCGGGACGTCGCTGTCCTCCGCGGAGCCGACAACGATGTGTGAGCGGCCGTGCACGAGAGCGTCGAGGAAGCCGTGCGGGGCCTCGGAGTCGAGGTCGTTTCGCTGCCAGACCTCCCACATGGTGCCGTCGGCCTCTTCGGTGCCCGGATAGCGGAAGCCTTCGACGTCGAGACGCTCGTGCACCGCGTCGACGACGAGCTGCGGCCAGCCGATCGCGGTCCGTAGCCCGGCGAGCTCGGGCGGGAGCGCGATGCCGAGGCTCGTCATCCGCTGCCGGCCCTCGTAGTAGGCGTCGAGGGTGTCGAGGTGGGAGAGGTCGGTGAGAAACCGCTGCTGAAGCCGCGCGAGGAGGTCCTGCTCCTCGTCGGAGAGGCTCAGGGACGGCAGCGACGGCGCGAACGCCACGGGAACCACGGTCATCGGGGCCCCCTTTCGTGGGTTCAGGACAGGACGACGACCCGACCTCGGGTGCGGTTACGGCGACGGTCGTAGCGCGCCCACTCATCGGTCTCGAGGGTCATGCGGCGCAGGTCGCGGGCGCCGATCATCGCGACCGCGGCATCGATTTTCCGACTTCGATCGCCCTTTCCCACCGAGATGTATTCGCGGTACGGGCGGCGCTGCGTATTGCCGACGTGCCGGGACAGGACCCGGTCGCGGCCGTGCCGCAGCTCCCCGCGCTCGATCTCAGAGGCGACGAGCTCGCAGGCGCGGGCGAAATCGAGCTGCACTCGACGCATGTCGTAGGCGACAGCCTCGGCCTTGCTCGACCAGACGACGAGGCTCTTGCCGTAGCGCTCGTGCCACTCAGATCGGGCGAGCTGCTCGATCGGGTGCACGTCCGAGCGGAACGCCACCACCCGGTACCGGTCGAAGGCGAGCAGGACCCGACGGTCGATCTCCGCGGGGTCGACGTCGCCCATTGGCCGGCCGGCGGGGTCGAGCGCGTGCGGCTCGTGCACCCACAACGGGGCGACGAAGCCGTCAGACATGCGGCAGGCCACGAGCGCGGTTGCGTCGTCGGTCTCCGACGGGTCGAGGAACAGCGCGACCTCGTCGCCGTCGCGGAGCTCCTCGTCCGCACCGCAGAGGTCCCAGCCCTGCACCGACACCCACGTCGTCAAGTCGCTCACGCGGAGGTTGCCGAACTCGCGCATCGACTCGTTGAGCGGCTTCGCCGGGTCGAGGATCGAAGGCATGAGCTGCTCGGGGTCCATCCACGGCACCTCGGCGTACACCTGAGCGACGCCGGCGCGGATCGAATCCGGATCGGACCAGTCGGTCGCCGGGTCGGCCTCGCGGACGTCCATCAGCCACGGCCGGTGCTGCGGGTCCTCCTGCTCGAGCTCCCACGCCTCCCACCGAGACTCCGCCACCGAGCCGAGGCCGGGGCGCCACACGTTCGAGCACTCGAGCACGCGGCCGCCGGCCACCTTCGCGGCGTTGTCGCCGAGGGTGGCGCGAAACCGGACGCCGCCGTTGCTGTCGGTCCACTCGCCGACCTCATCGCAGAGCACCAGCGACGGAGTCGAGCCACGGACGGTGGCCGCCGACGAGGTGATGACCTGCAACTTGCCGCCTGCGGCGCTGCCCTGGCCGGGCGCATACACGATCTGTTTACCGGGGTCGAGGTCGTACTCGACCGCGAGCGGCGAACCCTTACCTGTCCACGCCCGCACATACTGCATCGTGTTTTCGGTCTGATCGAGCGACACCGCCGCGATCTGAATAGACGGCATCGGCGCGCGCTTACCAACCGGCTCGCCACTGTCGTTCCAATAAGCGAGGCGAGTAGGACCGAGAAGTTCGCAGCAGCCGATAAAGGCAGCGAATGGCGATTTACCGGTGCCTCTGGCGTGGCGCATCGACGCGCCGCGGACGATAAATTGTCCGGCGTCGTCGATCGCATACCACCACAGCAGAAAAATGAGCTGCCGGTCGGTCAAAGTCATCGGCGCGCCGGCGAACTTGCCCGCCGGGACGAGGAAACGAGTAGGAGCGGCCGGTGTCGTCGGCGTTTCCTGCCCGAGAGCCCACTCATACACCTGCCAGCCGAGGGTGTGGTGCTCGTTCTCCCACGCCGGAAGCGTGTCGTACGCGCCGAGATCGACCGTCACTTCGCCTTCGCGGCGCCGAGGCGCTGCCTAGCAGCCGACAGTGAGGCGACAGCGGCCTTCTGCTCCTCGTTCTCAGCGACCGGCTTCTCGAGCTCGATCCGCAGCCGCCGGCGTGCCCCCTCGGTGACGCAGAGGTCGCCGAGGGCCGACCACACCTGCGCGAACAGCATCGCCGAAAACTTGCCCTGCTTGAGGTTGACGTCCATCGCCTCGATCGCGTAGCGCGCAGCCGCGACGTCCGAGGGCTCGAAGTAGCCGACCTGACCACTCTCAGGGATCGCGTCCCACATCATCCGAGTCACGTCATGCCACTGCGGGTCCGGCTCCGGCCAGGCGACAGGCGGCGAGCCGGGGGCGATGTCGACAGCCTGCTCAGCCTTCGTGCGGTGGCCGTGGCGTTCGGTCGAGCGCTTACCAACAGGTCCGGGCATATGGATCGACCTCCGGGGACGATTCCGAGGCCGCGCCTCCGGGGCACGGCTGATCTTCGTTGTTGCAAGCGACCGGCAGCCGCCACGGCTTTCCAACCTGGGACCAGCCCGAGCGCCT